CCGGTCTCTAGCGCCTGGCCAACCAACTCCGGGAACGTGTAGGTCTCGTCCGGTGCAATGCTGCGAGTGTCCACGATCAGGTTGGCCGCGCCAGCGCTGCCGCCACTGGTCACCAGGTTGACGCCGATTGTTACGTTGCCGCCGCTAGTGTTGGTGGCGGTGAATTTGTCGATGATCGCCTTGCAGTTGATGGCGGTGTACTGCGTGGTCTGGCTGTTCTCGGCCTGCTTTGCTGGGATCAGTACTTTAACGGTTACGGTCATGATGGCTTTTATTGCTCGGTTTGAGTGACGGCAAGGATGACGGCTGGCGCTGCCGGAGCAAAAGCGGTAGCCGCAACGGTGGAAATACTAACGTTAGTATTATTTGCGGCATACATTACTTCAATAAAATCACCAGCAAGCAAGGACGCAACTTCATTTAGCGTTACTACCAAATACCCATTGTTCAGCGTGATAGATGCAACTCTAGCTGAATTAGTAAAGTCAGTTGTGCCATTCAATCGCAACCAAACCCAAATAGATTTCTGAGATGAATTGGTTGATGTAATCTGTACCGAGCAGGCAATGTTGTACAAGCCAGCCTGGGCAACGATAATTTGCGATGTTGTTCCGCCAATACTGACGCCATTGGCGATCTCTGTATTAGTGAACAGCAACGGATAAGCCGTGTTGATTACAGCAGGGCTTTGGCTATTTGTTTTGGTGAATTCGCCGTAATAAATTTGCTGTTCAATGGTTGGGCGTACAAATATAACGCCGTCAGTTGTGCCAACTTGCAGAACGGCTGCAATTGGAACCACGTTATTTGGCGCAGTAGGCTTAACATTGGTAAGCCCTCCCGCCACGGTAGGCGAGGCGTACAAAATGTCGCCCAACGTAAACGCACTGGTGTCCAGATTGCGCACAAACCCCCATACAGTGCAGTATCCTTTTTCGCCAGTGTCCGGTAAATCGTGCGTCATTATGCCAACAACATATAGCGTGTTTGTTGCGCCATTTGCTAGGTATGGAGCAATCGACAACGCGCTATCGGGAACGGCTCCTGTAAAGCCTACTACCGTGCCGTTGGGGATGGTGACGCCGGTGAAGTTGGCTACGCGAGCGTAGGTTTCTAGCCCAACTTGCTGAACAACGCCGTACTCCATCCCAATATCAGCGGTTTGGTCTGTCTCGTTCCACGCCATGCGTGCCATGCGGGAAACGTGTGGTGCGGATTGATCGAAGTCGATGTAATCAGTAACAACAGAGTTGTTGTTCTCAATGACTGGGGCCGCCGCCAGCAGTTCTACTGCATTGGCGATGCGAGTGAGTTGCGCCAGTGCATCATTCGCTGTGGCCTGGGCGGTGCCGGCGGCAATATTGACCTCCAGCACCTCGTCCGGAGTGTACTGCGCTATATCAGCAACGGAAAACAGCAGTTCGAACTGTCTGATCTGCTGCTGGTCGGTCAAAAACTGCGCGAGTTGATCCCGCGTCAGATTGAGTTTCCGAGAGTTCGGCGCAGTGGTTGCCATGCTTTAGAACGCCAGTGCTTCTAGCTGGGCCTCAAGCCTGGCGAATGACACGTGGGCGCTACTGTCGCCCCTAAAGCGTTGGATGCGCCAGTTACGCATGTGGCCTTGCTGGAACCACGCCAGGCGCTTCTTGGTGTCCCCAGTGGTGCCTACCGAGATAAACTTGTCCTGGCTCCATGATCTGCCGTCCAGCGAGTAGCTGGTGCTGATCTGCGGGTTGCCAAGCGCTGCTAAATTTTGGACGGCAAGCTCGAGCAGGATGTATTCGCCATTCTCTTGCAGCAAAAAGAACCCGTTTTCTTGAAGCAAACCGTTGACCACCTGTGTGGCCAGGGCAACGCTTCCCGTCAATGCCACCAGTTCTAGCTTGTTGAAGATGGCGCCATTGCTCTCGTTGTAGACGATGAGCGTGCCGAATTCCCAGCGCACTTGCTGGCCCCAGTGGTGGCCGGTGTCCTGCACGAGATACCCGATGGCGCTGGACTGCGGATCGCCGACCAGCCACCTGTTGTAGCACCAGACGATGTTCCTGGCCCGGTACTGCGCGATGCCAGTGGTGGTGCTGGCTAGAACAAACCAGACCTGCTCCTGCAACTCTCGAGAGGCCGATGCGTCGTAGACCAGCGTCTGGTCTGGCAGGTGAACGTAGAGGTGTTCGTGAGCCTTGTCGTTCCTGGCCTCTAGCTTTACCGTGCTCAACTGGTCTTCGGTGTACCGCTGAAGAATGTTGTCGATCTCTTGAGTGCTGACCTTTGTTGTGGTTGCGGAGACGCCAAGATAGATGCCGGGTGCCTCGTTCCGCCCGCCGCCAAGGAAGGCCATCGCATCAACAAAAACGCAGCAGGCCTGAGTCCCGATGCAGCCCTTTTGAATCTGAGCGCCCTCGATCCTTGCGAACGGGAAAAGATCGGTGCCTATGTTGTTGAAGACCTCGACGGTGTGCCGATTGAGGGCGTAAACCTCGTTGCGAAGTTTAAGCAGCGCCACTATTGGGTCAGGGTCCGCTTCGCTTGACCCGTACTTCAGCGGGTTGACGGCGAATGGATCGTTTAGCTCTGTGACGATTAGGTACTGGCCGTCGGTGGTCATGAAGTAGCCATCGACCCAGCAGAAGTCGATCACGAAGCCCAGGTCTGGGTCTGTCACTTGCTGCAACCCTGCGGTGCTGTTCCAGTAGTACAGGCGGCCACCGGACGCGACCGCCAGGCTGGTGAAGCTGTAGTCAAAGGTCACTAGGTTGGTGGTTGGCCCGCCAACATCGCCAAGAACTGTTACCGCCCCAGCACTTGACACCGACACAAGTTTCGAGCCCATGACCCGGTAGCAGATGTTGTTCCACTCGATGCCGCCGCGGTCAACGCCTGGGCCTGTCCCATTGGCGACAATGCCATCACCTGGGCGCAGGAAGCCGTTGCTGATGCCGCTGACCTTTGGCACGGGCACCAGATTGACGGGATAGCTGGTGCGAATTTCCGGCGTGCCGTCAGTGTAAATTCCGTTCAAGATTGGAATTTGCATGGCTTACCACTTGACCTTATCGGCCCAATACGCTGCGCTCATCTTGCCCTTGGAGATGTTCTCGGCGTGCCTGGCCTTGAATGACTCTCGGCGAGCCTGGGATGCCTTTGACTCGCCCTCCATCTTCGGCGACCCGGATACGCCTTGCTGCCCGAAGCGAATGGTCTTCACTTGGTCTCCGGCCTTGGCTACGACGACATGGCTTTTTGTCGGATGCGATGGCGTGCGCTTGGGCTTGTTGTAGCCCGCGACGCCAGCCCGATCCAGTCTTGAGTCTTTGGCGCCCATGATGCCCTAGTCAAGCAGAATATACGCGCCATCCTCTTGCAGCAGGAAGAACCCATCTTCCTGCAGCAGCGCTCCGGCAATCGGCCCGCCACCGATATTCCAGAAACGGATTCGGAAGCGCAGCCGAGTCAGCGGGTACATCTCAGAAGCCCTCGCCAGGCATGACGTGTAGGGACGTGCCGGCTGCGGAGATGTACGCCATTAGGCTGTAATCGCCGGGCTTGGTGATAGTTACCTGTGCGCCTCCCGGCACCGGGTAATCTGCTGTGGTCGCGACCACCGGGGCGGTTTCACCAAAGCGGATGTAGCAGACATTTGCGCCGAGGTTGGTCAGGCAGACGGTCTGCGTGGCGCCGGTAACCGTTGCGGTGGCCGATGCCGCTCCTGGGGACACGATGACGCCACGGTTGTAGCCTGGCGAAAATGGGGCTGAGTTGTAAGGCATTGGGTTCGCTCCTGAAGATTAGCCGATGCGATACCAAGAGTTGGTCGCTTGGTAAAAACGCATGGTGAAGAACGCATTGGCGGCCAAGGTGGTCGGCGCTCCGAATGCCGCGGCAGCGCCGTTGAGCGCCAACGTGAATGCCGTGATGATCTGCGTGGTGGTCACCAGCAACTGCGTCCCGTCTGGCGTCCCGGTATTGAGCGGGAGCGTGATCGTGCCGGTGGCCAGCGTGCCGGCTGGCTGCAGCAACATCCACTGCTGCTCGCTTACCGGCGTTGGAACGGTAATGTTGAACCCAGCGCCCGGGGTGTAGAGGTTGGTGGAGACGGTAGGCGCTGCAAAGACGGTCTGAAAGTACGCCAGCAGTTGACTGACAGAGACCTTGCGAGCATCGCCGTTGTTCGGGACGTAGATCGGCAGCAGATCGCCGCCGGATATCTGACTGAGGCCTGCTAGTTGATTGATCGTCGGCATGTGTGGCCTCTTTCAGGTGTATTCGAGCGGGCCATCCTGGCCGGCCAGGGTTGGGTAGACAGGCTGCGCCAGGAATGGATTGTCGTAGACCCTCCAAGGCTTGTTACCTGCGCCAGATGGCATGGTTCCTGGCATCTGTTGCTCAATCGGCATGGCGGCCCTGGACAGGAGGGTATTGTACGTCTCCTTGGCCGTCATCTTGGTGTCCGGCATAACCTGCTTGCCGTAACTTGGGGCCAGCTTCACGCCGAGATTGGTGTAGATCGCTTCGTTGGATGAATCCGGGACGTTGGTCTGCTCGTCTAGATCGCTGTCCTGCGGGCTCGAGGGGAGCGGGTAGCCCAGGCGGATGCCGAGTGCATTCCACGATGCAATCATGGTATCGAGTCGGCGCAGAGCGCTGTCGAGCTGCTCCGGCGTGAGGTCAAAGACGTAGGACGCCAGCCCGATTTCCTCGAAGGCCTGCGTTACGAACTGGCGCTTTGTCCATCCCATTGCTCAGACTCCTGTGATTCGGTGCTGGATCAATTGTCCCAGCTTTCTGTCCGGCGTGCGACCGTCGAAGCGAATGTCTAGCTCTCGCGCTTTGAGCTCAAGCTCTTGCCGCGTTGGTGGTGCGTCATCCTTTGGGGCTGGTGCCGCCGCTTTGGTTAACTCGCGCCAGTCTAGAGGCTTTGAGGGCTTGTGCTTCTTGACTGGCTTGCGCAGCCACTTGGCCTTGATCTTAACCGGGCCGCTGGCCTTGTCGCCAGCAGCGATGATAGCCTCATCGGACGATGCAAACCAGCCGGCTGCTAGCTTGGCGTCAGCCTGCTCCTGGGTCTGCACGCCGATGATCTTGTAGGTGCCAGTGCCGCCAGGCTTTGGGATTTGCCCTGGCGACTGGTAGAGCATGGCCGGGAGTTGCATTACTTCTTGGCCTTTGCTGGGGCTTTGCCGGGCTTTCCAGCCTTCATCGCAGCAGTCCTGGCGGTAGATAGCGCAACGGCGATGGCTTGCTTCTGGGGCATCCCTGCCTTCATCTCTTTGCCGATGTTTTTAGAGATCGACTTTTCGGAGTAGCCTTTTTTTAGGGGCATGGTGTTCTTTCCTGTTTGCGTTTCTCACGGGCCAACTGCATGGATGCTAGGCGCTTGGCCCTGATAACAGGGTCTTGCCACGAGCCGGCTGTCTTGCCTGCAATTTTCTGCTTTGTGCTGTCGTCTCGCGGCGAACGTTTGCGAGTTTTAGCCGAGACGCTCATCTTGGCACGGGTTTCTGGAGTTCGCTCGTAAGCGGCTAGTTTTTGCTTGGTTGATTCTGGCATTGCATAGCCGGATGCCTTGCGATCTTGCCATGCCAGTTTTACTTTCAAAGATCGTGCCGCGCGCATCTCATCTGTCCATGCCGCCTTAAGGCTTTCAGTCACTTTCAAACGATATTCATCGTTCTGCCAAAGTTTTGATGCAGCATCAGACCATGCAGTTGTGTCTAAAAACTTGCGGCCTGTAGCTTTTGCGGAAATCTTTGCGGCAACATCTGGATTCTTGGATGGGGCTGTTTCACCACCATAGGCGACGTTGTACCCTTGTGGGGCCAACGCGCCTAAGGCAATGATTGCTGCTTTTTCAGCGGCGTGCAGTTCTTCTTGCGTGTCAAACTCAGCAATCAATGAGATGGCCGGCTCACCATACTTACGCCACGCACAATGCACAGGAAGCAGACTTCCGCTTCTAGCGGACCGTTTGTGTTGCGCAATGCGGGTGTTCATAGTGCGCACCGTTTGCCCAATGTAGGCCTTGCCTGACGCAAAAAGCAACTTGTAGAGGGTGTACATATCATGCTCCTGATTTGACTCAAGAGCATGATAGCACACTAAGCGGTATTATCTTGTTTAATTATTGATTAAACAAAAGTATACCTGACATTTCCGGCTGTTTGTTCACAACACCGAACAAGGTATCAAGGCGGTACTTGATGACCATGCTGTCGATATCGTAGAACTTCTGCATCACCAGTTCAACGCCCTGGTCGGTGGTGGCACGCATCACTGCGGTGCCAGCATCGGACGGGATGGCGTAACGGCCTGGCAGGATTTCCAGCGAGTCCTTTTGCCAGAAGACGTTGATCGCCGAGGCTCCAGTGTTGAGCCAGTTCAGTGCCGCAGCGCCGGCAGCGGTAACCAGCTGCACGTTCTTGTACTGCAGTTCAGCATCGGTGGCCGGTGCCGTGGCTGCAATGATCGGAGGGCTGATGACCAAGGTCACGCCACCGGCGGGAACGCTAATGACGCGGAAGGTCTTCAGTTGGCCGGTAGACACTTTGGTGATGTGATGCACCGCGTAGATACCGTCAATCGTGAACGCATCACCAGCCACAACGCCAGCCGAGTTGGACACGGTAACGGTTTGGTAGCGGTTGTCCACGTTGATCTGGCCGCCGACCGAGGTCGAGGTAGCCTGTGGCACGTACTGAGCCTGGGCGCCACTAGTGTCAATGGTGGTTACGCCACCAGCTGCCACGGCGATGCGGTTGGCGTAGTCGAACTTGTACGTGTCGAAGCCTGCGACCATCCCGACCTGGTTACGCTCGTAAGCGAGGTTAGATTTTGGGTTGCCGAAGGAGCGAGTCGCCACCGCCAGGTTGCCGGCCATGCCGTTGTAATCGCGGCTGGACAAGCCCAGGAAGCGGTCGTAGTCAGGCACGCCTTGCTCGTTCATGATCGTGTCGCACAGGCTCACGTCGTCATAGTCACCGGCGGCGCCAACGATCGGAACCACCAGCGTGCCCTGAGCGGCTGCGGTGTTCATGATCGCCACGTTGATATCGCTGGCCAACTTCTGCTTCGCGCTCTCGCCCAGGCGGCCCTCTTGCAGCGCATCGCGCAGGTCAAGGGTTGTCATGGTCCATGGCACCGTTTGGCTAAAGCCGATGGTGCTGGGAACTGACAACTGGGTCATGTTCTGATAGGTGACGGGCGTGCCGGGTGCGCTGGTTTGCGACTGGGCGATGTAAGGCATCGGGCGCCAGATGGTGTCGTTGGTACGGGCCATCATCGTCTGGTCGGTGTTGTAGACCGAGACGTGGCGCGACAGAACCAGCAAGTCTTGGAAACCTTCGAGAATGTCTTCGAACGCTACGCGCTCTTCTTTTGAGAATGAATTGCTCATGATAAATCCTTAGATTAAAACTATTTGGATGCCGCTCGCTTTTGCGCTTTGTACTGAATGACCTTGGTCATGTTGCCAGTCTTCTCCGCTTCTGCTCGCAGACGTTCTAGGGTTGAGTCCACCGCCCCTGATGATCGGCCAGTTCCTGACACGATTTTCTCGGGCGGCGGGGCTGCTTTGCGGTTCGTCACTTTTAAGTCCTTCTCCAGTTTCGCTACCGCAAAAGCAAACTTCACGGGGTCTGTAATCTCGGATAGCTCCTTTGCCTTCTTCAAGTTCTTGCCGAGTGCGTAAATCACCAGCGCCGGATTCTCGGCACCTTGTAGCACGACGCCTTGCTGGGTGATGCTGAAGAGTTCCTGGGCCACGGCCTCGGCGTCTTCAAAATCCTTCACTCGCAGTTCGGCTTTCGCCTTACCGTAGCTGTCCAGCTTGGACTGCCAGGCCTTCTGCTGAGTCATAACTTCAGCCTCTTGCCTGGCGCTTACATCGGCGGCTTTTCTTTTCAGATCAAACCAATCCGACAGTGCTACTTCAAACTTGTCCGCGTCGTAATCGTGATCCTCAAGCGTTGGCTTTTTCCCCAGCGTGACCGGTTTGGTCTCAGTCTGCGTGGTTTGTAGCTTCGCTTGCAGATCGCGGTTCTGGCGCTGCAGTTCTCGGTGTGACTTGCGCAGCTCGCGAACCCATTCCGGCGCGTGAGTCTGCTCCTCGGGAGGCGGCGCTTCCTCCCCGATGGATACTACAACCTCCTCCTCGGCATCATCAGACTCTTCCTGGTCGGCAACTGGATTGCTGCTGTCCTCGGTGCTGTCCTCAATAACGCCAGTGTCTTGGTCGTCCTCTCCAATATCTGCCTGCTTCATTTTGACCCCATCAAACTCACCCATTTAGAACGGCTGGGCGGATGCCGTTGATACATTCTGAACTATTTTAGAGCATCTGACAATAGATCACGCGCCTTGGCCCTGGATCATCCTTTGGATGGCCTCGGCGTTGGTGATCGCCATGTTCTGGGCGGACTCGTCCACCTTGCCGAGCGTCTCCAGAGTCTGAGCTCTCCGAAGCTCCGAGTTGGCGATGGTCTCGACCGTATCGGCCCGAGCCTTGGCGGCCTTGGCCTCTTCGTTGGCGGCTGCGGCCTGCAAGTACATGGTGTTCGGGTCTTGCGGCGTGTTTTGCATTTCCGCCATCAACTCTTCCTTCTCTTTGTCGGTTGGCTGGACAACGCCCATGCGCAGGAGTTTCTTCCGGAAGTACGAATTCGCATCCTCGATGCCCTCTCCCTCCATATTCATCATCGCCATAGCGCCCAATACCTGCGCCGTCTCGGGGTCTTGGGTGATCTGGAGCATGCCGGTCAAGGCTCGCACCGTGGCGGCCTTCTTGCTGCTGCTGGACGGGCCAACGTCAACGTTGACGTCAAACGCCGCCGCGCCGAGGTCGTTGGCCATGACCATCTCGCCGGTTTCCTGGTCAATCGTCGGCTGCATCAACTCCACAATGTCGGTCTCGCCGGTCTGGGTGAGCGTTTTCATCCGCCGCTTGCTCTCGGTGTAGACGTCCTTGGCCATGCTCAACCAAATCTCGCCGCAGCGCTTCATGCCCTTGGCAAAGTTGGACATGTAGATGAAGGTCTGCATGTCCACCCGGGCCTGGATCATCTCGACGGCTTTGCCGGAGATGTTGCTGACCATCTTGTCTGCTCCCTGAGCGTTGCCAAGAATATCCTGCATGTCCTGCTCGGTGATCTGGAGCAGTGCCGCCATAGCGGGCGGGATGTTGGGGCTTTTCGTGTAGGCGACTGGCCCGCTGATGGCCTGGTTGCCGTTCTGGTCGGTGACCGGGTTGATGAGCAGGTACGGATAGTCTTTTAGGTTGTCCTCGGCCCACATCATCTGATGGCCAGCGACCTGCTCGGGCACCAGTATCGGCTTCTCGACCGATGACAAGGCGCTGATCTCGCCGAGCTTGGAGAGTTGCATATTCTTGAGGCGCTGGGCGTCCTTTGCCAGGCGCACGTGACCCATGCAGCGCTCGATGTTGTCCACGAACCAGCGCTTGCCGAAGACGGGAACAATCGGGATGCACTTGCCGGCGATGTACCCGGCGTCATCAAGCACCTTGCCGCCTGACATGACGTACTTGCGGACCTTCTTGCGCTTGACGCGTTTCTGGCGCACCTCCAGGCTGCCGACCGCCAGCAGGGTTTCCTCGAGCGTATCGTCGTTGGCGAAGTCCGCCTGGCTGTAGCGCTCCTCCTCGCCGGTGATAGTCTGGAAAATGCGGATGGTCTCGCTCTTTTCCTCGACCTTGTAGTACTCGGCCACGTAGACCACATCAGGCGTGCACCAGTCAAACTCGTACTGGTGGATGATCTTGGGCCAGTCGGTCGGATCATCGCCCCAGGTGTCTTTGTACGCTTGGCGGGTCATGCTGGTGACAACGAAGCAGTACTTGGCGTCTGATTTGTCCTGGCGCTTGGCGCCGAGGTCGAAGAACACCGAGCTATCGGCATCGAAGATCGGCTCGATCTTGATGCGCTGCCGATCGTCCTCGGGGTCTTCCTCGTCCTCGTAGGCAGTACGCAGCCGCCAGGCTCCGAACCCGCCACCGACCGCCTCCTCGAAGGCGTTGTCGTAAGCCTCGTTCGCCACCGAATCATTCTCATCGGCACGGTACAGGCCGTCGCAAACGTCGGCCAGCTTGTCGTTCTCCTCGCCGTCCTTGCTGACGAAATCCACCGTGATGCGGTTGTTCCGGTACTCGTTGATGATGCGGATCACGGACAGGTGGATCTTGTTCACCTCGAACTTGGGCTTGTTCTCGAACTGATCCCAGAGCGGGCCTTCCCACTGGCTGCCGGAGAGCGAATAGAAGCGCCGATCCTGCAGGCACTGCAGGCGCTCGTCGCGCATCGCGCTCTGAATGTCGTTGAACTGCGCCAGCGCCTCGGTGTGCAGGTTGGCAATGCGTTGATCGTTGGACATTCTGGCCATCTTAGTTCCTCACCATTTGCTGACGGTCTTCATCGGGATGACGGTCTGCGGTTTTACTGTATTTGCACGCCGCACCGCTTCGCAAGCATACCTAAGCGCGTCAATCACGTGGTTCTTCTTGTCCTCAAGCACGGGCAGAATCTTGCCTGTCAATGGGTCAGTCTTATAGCTGTAAAGCGTCAACTCGTCAATCGTGTGCGTACACCGAGGATGCACGACGATAGTGTAATTCTTCAAAAACTCGATGCCTTCCTCGACCGACCGCGGCCCTTTGACCGCCGTCATAATCTTCGGGAACCCGTTGCGCCTCATGTGGCTGATCGTCTCCGGCCTGGCTGAGTCGGCCACGATGGGCCACTTCTCGGCCTCTGGCACTTGCATGAACAGCTCTGGCGTGTTGACGATCTCGCAGCCCACCATGTAGGCTTCAAAGTCGATGTACAGTGTTCGCCCAATTATATGGCAGCGCACCAGCGTGGTCGGGTCAACAGAGAACCCCCAGTCCGCGCCAAGCCGGTGGATCGCGTCAGGCGGTGCGTCAAAGTCTTCGATGCGCCAGTTCCGAAACACCCGCGACTGGCTGTTCTGGAGGTACTCGCCACGCCAAACGTGCTGGTACTTGTCCGGGTCGCGCCGCTTGTCGTACTCCATCTCGTCCTTGAGGACGGTCGGGAACCACGGGTTGTCGGCATAGTTCACGCGGATGACGGTCGCGTCCTTCGGCGGCGTTGGGCCACGCAGCAGCAGGTCCACCGGATCGCTGGCCTGGCGGGGGTTCCAAGTGAACCAGAGCTCGGACCCCGGCTTGCGGATCGTTGGCCGGAGCAGGTCTAGGCTGGTCTGGCTCAAGCTCTGCGCCTCCTCGACCCAAGCACGGTCGTATCCCTCCAGCGACTTGATGCTGTCCGCCGTGTGGTTCTGCATGCCCTGGAAGATGATCCTGCCGTCTGCCTTCTTGGACTTGATGACCGCATCTTGAACCTCGAAATAGGCGCCAGCATTCATCTCCTGAATCTTCATCTCCAGCAGGCGCTTAACCGATTGATTCAAGGATTTCTGAATCTCGCGCACGCAAACACTAGATTGCGACTGATTGATGATATGTTCCTCGAGCATCATCTCGGCGAACATATGAGACTTGCCAGAACCTCGGCCGCCCCAGGCTCCTTTGTAGCGGCTAGCCTCTAGGAGGGGGAGTGACCATTCGGGGGTCTTTATTTCAAGGGATTTACCCATTCTTGATTACTACTCGCTCAATTCTTGAAAACAATAATGGGTTTTCAGAATCTCCAGATAATTCTAATTTATCCCCATATTTCTTTGGGGCTAATTTAGATAGTAGCCATTTTCTGCTTTCTATTTGCAGCCTTTGCTTGTTGACTGATCCAGAGTCAGTAGCTCCAGAGTCTGTGCTATTTACCGGCTCGTCGGCAATCAACAGAATCTCATCGGCAATGCCGTCTATGAGCTCGTCTCGCGCACGCGTGTAGCGGTCAGCCAGCGCCGCGTCACCATCGCACCACAACAAAAACGTCGGCCTGGCTACGCCAGCCTTCAGGCACGCCTTGCGCAGGCTCAGGCCTTCTGTCGCCATGCCAGACAGCACCGTCTCGATTTGCTGCGCCTTGTCGGCCACTGTTGTTATTTTCGACATGTCTGAATCGCCCCTATCCCAAATTTTCCCACAACTGCCTAAAAATTAAGCAGACCACCCCATCTAAGGGTTTTCCCTATCCGGATACGCTTTTTCCGCACGATGTTCGGGTACAGCGGGTACACCCCTAAAGGGGTGTGTACCCGGTTGTACCCCAAACACGTCTTTCGCCCGGGTACAACTGTACCCGCTTGTACCCGCTTGTACCCTGTACCCGGTCAAAATCCGATCCCCAGCTCATAAATTCCGGGCTCCTCCTCGACCATCTCGCCACGCTCCAGAAGCTCCACAACGGCCCTGGCGAACGCTTGCTTCTTGCTGTTCGTAGACTCCAACTCTGACAGTTCATCGAACGCTTGCCTCCATTCCGACCTGGCGACCAGCCTGGCATTGAGCGTCTTGAACGCCTCCCAAGCCACGTTCGCGTTGGTGCTGCGCAGCTTGCGTTTGGCGGTCTTGGTGGGCTCGCCTGCCTGCACCAGCACCGCGCTCGTCACCGGCTCGCCGTCCTCATCAAACCAACCCGGAATAACTACTTTCTCAAGCGTAGCATATAAGGTAGCCGCCAACTCGGCGTCCTTGCTCTTGCGCTGGATAATCTCCATCGGCGCGTCGCCCTTGGCCGGCACGATGCTGATCTCAATGTCCAGCGCACCACGCCAAGCGCTGGAGCCTCGAGCCCTGTGCTGAGTCTCTTCAGAAACTCCAGTATGGTGGACTAGTATGATGGTGCAATTGAATTCAGCCATTAACATAGCGCAGGCATCAAGCATCGCCTTGGCGTCTTGGGATGAATTCTCATCGCCGGAGTTGAAGCGGTGCAGGGTATCTATCGTGATGATGGCGGGCTTGATGGGTAGCGCCCGGATGTGCTCGGA